TAAAAAACTAACCTTTCTATTTATAAAGAAAAGGCATGGCACTAGACAAGACTTTGTTTAAGGATAAGACTTTCTCCGACGTCTTAGAAGAGATATATAACAACTCAAAAAAGAAGGATAAGCAGATAACCGCTTTGATTGGAGAGCTCAAGCCGCTGGTTGAAAATATCGGTGACGCTACCCTAGTAGTTCCTATGATCGCTAACTACCTAGAGATAGGAGTTAAGAATGATGAGATGCTAGTAAAAATGCTTACCATAGTCCAGAGGATGGACAATGCAAAGTCATCAGGTGATACTGCAGGGTTTGAGTTAGGTGCTGAAGAGTTAGCACAGATTCTAGACCAAGCCAATGCCTTGGCTCAGGAGAAGTAATGGTTGATACTAGAAATAGCTTAGGCTTATTCGTTAGGTCAGCAAACCCAGCAGTAGCTAGAGGATCTAAACAAGCTTTTCAAGCCGGGAGAGTTGTAAAAGTTAATCTTGATCCAAACTTTCCCGATTTAGTAGGAAGCGTACACTATAAGATTCTCGGAAAAGTAACTGACAATCTACCCGCCGAACAGTATCCCATTGCCCTCCCTCTGCAGTCTCATATCAGACACCTGCCGCTAGTTAACGAAATCGTACTTTTAGTTTCAGCAGCATCAAAAAATCTAGACAGCTTAGCTATTAGTAAAACGGTCTACTACTTAGATGTAGTGAATATATGGAACTCCCCTCACTTTACTGGCTTCCCCGAAGATACATCTTCTGACCCCAAGCTCGGGGAATACTTTGAAGAGAAGGTAGATATAAATCCAATGCTGCCATACGAAGGAGATGTAATACTAGAAGGCAGAAACGGGCAATCACTTAGACTCTCTCAGACAGTGCCCAATCTTACGCCCTGGGGAGGTACAGTGAAAGGAGATCCTATAACCATTTTAAGTAACGGACAGGTAGCAACTACAAACGGGTTTGAGTTTATTACTGAAAATATAAACGAGGATTTTAGTTCAATATATTTAACTTCAACTCAAACAATCCCCTTAGTAGAGAGTAGCGTTAACAGAAAATCATACTCTCAAAAACCAACTGAGACTAAAGCCTACAAAGGTAACCAGGTACTGCTTAGTAGCGGTAGAATTTACCTAAACGCCTCTACTGACCACATACTACTATCCTCCCCTCTATCAATAGGACTATCAGGAGATACGATTAACATCGATTCCACTAGCACCACTATTATTGAGGCAAATAAAATTGAACTAGGGAAAAACGCTCAAGAACCCGTATTACTCGGAACCAGAACTACCGCACTACTTGAAGACCTGCTTAATCAACTTTTATCTTTATCAATTGATTTGCAAGCCGCAATCTCCCTACCAACCGGAGGACCGATAGTTCAGCTACAGAAAGCAGGAGTTGATATGGCAAGTAAAGTGAGCACGTTGAAAGGACAGCTTGCAGGTTTAAAGTCCAAAAAAACTTTTACAAAGTAATGGCACTACAGGGTTTATTTGGAGTACTTCTAAGCCAGCGTGCTAAACTAGAACAGACCGTCATCTCACAGCTCAGTGTTTTATTAGAGCCCTATCAAGAGTTTCTAGATTCTACAAAGGACCCTGAAAGCCTTAGACAATTCTGTCCTACACCTGAACAGCTCCTAATAATAATAGTAACTAAAGATAACATCGAAAGTTCGGTAATAGCATTACAACGAAGAGTCACCTCCCTGCAAACTATCCTACAGCGAGTACAGGTAGTTTTGACAGCCATACCTCCGATCATCGCTATTATAAAAGCCCTGCCCACTCCTAATCAGTTTACTACTACAGGCTTTGTTCTCACCCTTGGTGATAGACTGGAGAAGGTAAAAGAACTCTCACAAAAATACCGTGGAGAGGTTGCTGCAGGAACCTTCGTACTATCTACGATTAACAGCACCTTTGCTACGATTCTAGGACTATTGCAGAGCTTAGATAGAATAATCGAGATTTGTGCCCCCAACCTTGTTAGTGAAAATGAAGAAATTAGAGCACTCTCTCAATCCCTTAATCAATCCATCACCCAGTTTAACAATTCCTACAGAGAGTATAAAATAGAGATAAGGGTAGTGGATAGGCAAGCCGTAGCTCCGCAGCGCTACGCAGTAGCTATCGACCGGTTAGGAGTAGTGGTGCTAGAGGGTAGACCATCCTTCAGCTCATCAACACAAGTACTTGTAGATGAAATTAAGTTTAGAATTGATCAACTAATTATCTAAATCTATTTATAATTATGAAAGCCAGTGAATTTAAAGAAATAATTAAAGAGGCAGTAAGAGAAGCTATTAGAGAGGAACTCTCTGTAGCAAGAGTTGATACTCCACCACCACCGCCTGTAAAAGCTCCGCAACCAGTTCAGTTTACAAGCGGTAATCCGCTTATGGAAGCACTTAATATGACAAGCAGAGCCATGGCCTCAGATCAATATGAAAGTGATTCACCAAGCACCGTTAGAGCTAATATGTCTGAGATGTTTGCAGGTAGTTCTTACTCCGCTAAGCCAACTTATAAACCAATCTCTGAAGATCCAAGGGCAGTAGCATCAGCAATCGCTGCAGCACCTAAAGTAGGATTAGATCTCTCTCAGCTAGGTTTTATCAACAAAGCAGCCGCTATCGTAAAGCTAGCTGATAAGAAGAGTCAACCATATGGCTTTTAACGTACGTAGGATTAATCCACTCGATCTACAGCCTAGAAAAGCTGTAGGAGTAGCTCTCCCTTTCCAAGGCAGAGCTGTTTTTAATTCTACCTACACCACCAAAGATGCCACTAGGACAAATTTAATAAATTTCTTTTTAACAGCACAAAATGAGAGAGTTTTTAACCCTAGATTTGGATCCGGGATTAGAAATTTACTTTTTGAAAACTTGACTCAAGAGAGTATCGATATTGCTACCGAGAATATTACGCAAGGCTTGCAGATATATTTCCCGCAGGTTGAGATAAGGAATTTGCAACTAGTCCCAATTTATGATGAAAACCTTGTAAACTTTGAGCTAAAATACGCTATTAGAGAAACGGGAATAACTGACGAGCTTACAATAAATTTTGAATTATAATGGCAGAGGAAAGAGATATAAAGTATATTAACAAGTCATTTAGTAGCTTCAAACAAGAGCTAATAAACCACACTAAGAATTACTTCCCAGACACATACAACGATTTCTCACCAACTTCGCCCGGTACGATGTTTATAGAGATGGCTGCGTACGTAGGAGATGTACTAGCCTTCTACCAAGATACTCAGCTTCAAGAGACATACCTACAATACGCCCAGGAGAGTAAGAACCTCTACGCCCTTGCCTATGCGATGGGATACCGCCCTAAGGTAAGCACAGCAGCACAGGTAATACTAGATGTTTATCAAACAGTTCCCGCTAAAACAGTGGGAGGTCAACAAGTACCTAACTACGATCAAGCTTTAACGGTACTAGGTAACACTCAATTACAATCAACTACAGGGTCACCTGTAAAGTTTTTAATTGAGGATACAGTAAACTTCGGGTTTTCAAGCTCCTACGACCCAACTGAAGTTAGTATCGACTCATCAACCGGCAATACGATTAATCTTTTTCTGCTAAAAAAACAGGTAAAAGCTATCTCTGCGGAAGTAAAGACCCTAACCCTACCAGTAGGTGCACCTGAGAAGTTTAAAACCGTAAACTTAACTGATACCAACATCTTAGGTGTCTTAGACATTGTAGAAACTGGTAATATCAGATGGTATGAAGTACCTTATCTGGGTCAAGATACTACATTTGTAGAGCAGACGAATCTAAGCTCCGACGCCAGTACTACACCCTATAGCTTGCAGGTACAAAAAGTACCCCGAAGGTTTGTCACCAGGTTTACATCCACAGGCACTCTTCAGGTACAGTTCGGAGCAGGTACATCAGGACAGAGCGACTCCATAATAACACCAGACCCCACTAATGTAGGCTTAGGAGACCAGATTATAGGTGTATCAAAAATCGATACCGCCTACGACCCCTCTAACTTTATGTACACAGGAGCTTACGGATTAGCGCCCGCAAATACAACCCTTACCATCAGGTACCTTACAGGCGGCGGTGTTGAAGCTAACGTACCTTCAGATACCATTACAACCATCCTAGCCTCCTCAGTAACAGCAGCTGTGACAGGTTCAGCAAGTAGTCTACTTTTTACAAATCCTAATCCTGCAGACGGTGGTAGGGATGGAGATACTTCTGAAGAAATCAGGCAGAACTCACTTAGAAGTTTTAACGAACAGTTAAGAACAGTAACAAGAGATGATTATGCCGTTCGCTCCCTTTCAATGCCTCCTAAGTTTGGCACAGTAGCTAAAACTTATGTAACACAAGATCAGTTAACGAGTAGTAATTCTACAACTGATAGCATAATTGACAGTAATCCTCTTTCCCTATCTCTTTATATCCTATCATACGATGGGAGTAAAAAACTTACTACATCTAGTACTACCTTAAAGTCCAATTTAAAGACTTACTTAGGTCAGTATAAAATGATTACGGATGCAGTTAATATAAAAGATGCTTTTATAGTAAACATAGGAATCACCTACGAGATTATAGTATTGCCTAATTTTGCAGGAAGAGATGTGCTATTTAACTGTACTAAAGTTCTTAAAGATTTCTTTGCAATAGAAAAATGGAATATTAACCAAAGCATCAACCTATCTAGTCTCTTTCCGCTACTAGACAGAGTCAAAGGAGTTCAAACAGTCCAGAGTATACAAGTCACTAACAAGGTTGGAGGTAGCTACTCTCAGTACGGGTACGATATCAAAGGAGCAACCAGAAACAATACCGTTTATCCCTCCTACGATCCCTGCATCTTTGAAGTAAAATTCCCAGACACCGATATAATCGGACGAGTAACTTCATTATAGGGTATTTATTATA